CCGAGGTGGAATTCAGATTATGACCGACCTTTTCTCCAAATTCGACCCGCTGATCGAACAGCGCCGCGCGCTGCTTTCGACCGGGGTGACCGATCCGTTCAACCTGGTCATGGAAAAGGTGGTTTCGCCCACCGAAGCGATCTGCAACGGCAAGCAGACCATCCTGCTGGGCACCTACAACTACATGGGGATGACCTTCGACCCCGACGTGATCGCGGCGGGCAAGCAGGCGCTGGACGAATTCGGCGCGGGCACCACCGGCAGCCGCGTTCTCAACGGCACCTATGCTGGACACCGCGCGGTGGAAGAGGCGCTGAAGGACTTTTACGGAATGGACCACGCGATGGTCTTTTCCACCGGCTATCAGGCCAACCTGGGGATCATCAGCACCATCGCCGGCAAGGGCGACTACATCGTGCTCGACATCGATAGCCACGCCTCGATCTGGGATGGCTGCAAGATGGGCGACGCCGAAGTCGTGCCGTTCAAGCACAACGACATCGAAGCGATGGAAAAGCGTCTGAAGCGCATTCCCGAAGGCGCGGGCAAGCTGGTCGTGCTGGAAGGCGTCTATTCGATGCTGGGCGACATTGCCCCGCTGAAGGAAATGGTCAAGGTCGCCAAGGACAATGGCGCGATGGTCCTGGTCGACGAGGCCCATTCGATGGGCTTCATCGGCGAACACGGCCGCGGCGTCGCCGAAGCGCAGGGCTGCCTGGATGATGTCGATTTCGTGATCGGCACTTTCTCCAAGTCGGTCGGCACGGTCGGCGGCTTCTGCGTGTCGAACCACCCGAAGTTCGAGATCATGCGCCTGGTCTGCCGCCCCTATGTCTTCACCGCCTCGCTGCCCCCCAGCGTGGTGGCGACCGCCTGCACCTCGATCCGCAAGCTGATGCACGCGGGCAACAAGCGCGCCCACCTGTGGGAAAACTCCAAGGTCCTGCACAAGGGCCTGACCGATGCCGGGTTCAAGCTCGGCACGGACGAGCCGCAGTCGGCGATCATCAGCGTGATCATGCCCGATCTGGAACGCGGCGCGATGATGTGGGAAGCGCTGCTGCGCGAAGGGCTTTACGTCAACCTGGCCCGTCCCCCGGCAACCCCGGCAAACATGACCCTGCTGCGCTGTTCGCTCTGCGCCGAACATACCGCCGAGCAGGTCCAGACGATCATCGGCATGTTCAAGCGCGCGGGCGCGGCCATCGGGATCATCTGAGCCGCCACATCCCCGCTGGTTCGACGGCGCTAGGCCCGCTCGCCTGCTTCGCCTTGGCGCGCTGGAATCCCTCGCGCTGGCTGAGCCGTTCCAGATAGGCCGCCATGCCCGGCGTGACCTGCTCGTCCAGCCCGATCGACAGGGCCAGCATCACCGCATAGCCGACCGAAACATCGGCCATGGTGAAGCGGCCAGCGGCGGCGAACGCGCCGTGCATCATGGCTTCGGCATTGCGCAGGCGCGAACCGAACCACTGCGCATAGTCCTCTGCCGCCTGGGCGACGCGGCGCTCTGGCGGCTCCAGCCGGGTATAGCGCAGGTGGATGGTCTGCGGGAAAGTCAGCGTCGCTTCGCCCATGAACAGGAAGTTGAGATAGCGGGCATAGTCCGCCTCGTCCGGCGCGACGGCCAGGTCCGAGGGGCCATAGCGCGTCGCCAGGAAGTGCGGGATCGCGCTGCTTTCCGTCATCAGCGCGCCATCGGCAATCAGGGCGGGGACCGTGCCCAGCGGGTTGATGTCCTTGTACCCTTCGAAGCGGAAGCGCGGCGGGAAGGGCATCAGGGTCAGCTGGTAATCCAGCCCCAGTTCCTCCAACGCCCACAGCGCCCGGAACGAGCGCGCATCGGCGCAGTGAAACAGGTGCAGCTGGCTCATCGCACCTGCTCCACGCTGGTGACCGCGTCGCACTTGTGCCCGGCTTCGCCTTCATTGCCGCCGAGCAGGGTGATCGCCGCAAACCCGGCCAGGACCAGCGCCACGAAGCCCGCCGTGGCCAGGCCCAGGTACTTGTCGATGAAGGCCTTGATCGGCGCGCCGAACAGGCGGAACAGCACGCCCACGATCATGAAGCTGATCGAGCGCGACACGATGCTCGACAGGATGAACGGTACCAGCGGCATGTGGATGAAGCCGGCGGTGATCGTCAGCAGCTTGAACGGGATGGGCGTCGCGCCCTTGGCGACAAAGATCCAGAAGCCATATTCGTTGAGATAGCAGGCGGCTTTCGGGAAGCTGGCGGTCAGGCCCAGCGCCGCCAGGATCTGGGTGCCCAGTGTATCGTACAGCCCCCAGCCGATCGCATAGCCCAGCATACCGCCCGCGACCGAGGAGAAGGTGGCGATCATCGCAAAGCGGATCGCCTTCTTCGGTTCCGCCAGGCACATGATGCCGAGCAGCGGGTGCGGCGGAATGGGGAAAAAGCTCGCCTCGACAAAGCAGAACAGGGCCAGCCACCATTCGGCATGGGGGTGGACCGCCTTGGCCATGGTCCAGTCGTAAAGGCGGCGCAGCATCGGTTTTCCTCGCTTCCCGGAATTCGTTGCGCCGTGCTTATCGGCGCGGGGGCGCAGGCACAAGCGAAGAGCGAAGATAGCCAGATTGGTTATTTATGCTTGACATCGTCACGCTGTTTAGGTACATATTAGGAGCATCGCGATAGACCGAGTCGCCCCGGCGGCAGTCTGTCCAATCTTCCCCTTTTTCCGATGGAACCCCCATGGCCGACAAGCCCAAGTCGCGCCGGACCGCCGCGCGTCCGGCCAGGAAACCCTTCGCGCGCTGGGCAAAGGTGTTCCTGTCCGAACTGGCCGCCACGTCCAACATCAGCGCCGCCGCGCGCAAGGCCGGGATCACCACGGCCACCGCGTATGACCAACGTCGCCACGATGCCGAATTCAACCGCGCCTGGCAGCGCGCCCTGTGCGAAGGATACGACCACCTGGAAATGGAACTGCTGCGCCGCCTGCGCGATGGCGAGATCAAGCCCGCCGCCGGAGCGAAGAAAGGCACCCGCACTTTCGACAATGCCACCGCCCTGCGCCTGCTGGCCGCCCACCGCGAAGCCGCAGCCCGGCAGCGGGCGATCCATTCCAACCAGGATTCCGAAGCGATCATCCAATCGATCAATGCCAAGCTGGAAGTGATGCGCCAGCGCCGCCTCGCCGCTGCCGCAACGCCCCAAGCCGGACCGGATGCCGATGTCGAACCATGACCTGCTGGATGCCCTGCTCGATCTGGACGAACCGGCGCGCCTGGCGGCGCTGCGGCAATTGTCCGACGAGGAGCGGCTGGAATTCCGCTATCACTGGAAGCTGTGGGCGCGGGCCCGGCAATTGCCGCCGCCGGGAGACTGGACCACCTGGCTGGTCCTGGCCGGACGCGGTTTCGGCAAGACCCGCGCCGGGGCGGAATGGGTTCGCACCACCTGCCAGTCGCAGCCAGAGGCGCGCTTTGCCCTGGTCGGCGCCTCACTGGGCGAAGTGCGCGCGGTGATGGTCGAAGGCGAAAGCGGCATCCTGGCCGCTTGCCCGCCGGGCCAGGTGCCGCAGTTCGAACCCTCGCTGCGCCGCCTGACCTGGGGCAATGGGGCGCAGGCCACGCTCTATTCCGCCGCCGAGCCGGAATCGCTGCGCGGCCCGCAGCACAGCCATGCCTGGTGCGACGAGATCGCCAAGTGGGAGAACGTCAACAGCCGCGCCGAACGCTGCTGGGACAACCTGATGCTGGGCCTGCGCCTGGGCGAACAGCCGCGCGTTCTGGCCACCACCACGCCGCGCGCCGTGCCGCTGGTGCGCCGCCTGCTGGCCGAACCGGAGGAACAGCTCGCGCTTGTCCACGGCAGGACCGATGAAAACCGCGACAACCTGTCCGGCCGGTTCCTGCGCGATGTCACGCGCCGCTATGGCAAATCGCTGCTCGGCCGGCAGGAGCTGGACGGCGAACTGATCGAGGACCTGCCCGGCGCGCTGTGGACGCGCCCCTTGCTGGAACAGGCGCGCGAAGCGGCCCCGTCCAGCCCGGCGGCGCGGATCGTCATCGCCGTCGACCCCCCCGCCTCGGCCCAGGGCGACGCTTGCGGTATCGTCGTCTGCGCCCTGGGCCAGGACGGCCTGGGCCGGGTGCTGGCCGATTGCAGCGTGGACAAGGCCAGCCCGGAAAAATGGGCCCGCGCCGTCGCCAATGCGGCGGAGAAATGGCGCGCCGACCGGATCGTGGCCGAGGCCAACCAGGGCGGCGCCATGGTCGCCAGCGTGCTGCGCGCGGCAGACCTGTCGCTGCCGCTGAGGCTGGTCCACGCCAGCCGCGGCAAGACCGCCCGCGCCGAACCCGTCGCGGCGCTATACGAAGCAGGCCGGGTCAAACACTGCGGCCAGTTCCCGCAGCTGGAAGACCAGCTTTGCGGCCTGATGGCGGGCGGCGGCTACGAAGGCCCCGGCCGCTCCCCCGACCGCGCCGACGCCTGCGTCTGGGCGCTGACGGAGCTGATGCTGAAGCGGGGGAAGGAGCCGAGGGTAAGAATTAACCTTTAGGCTTGTCGCGAACCAGGTCCGTGACCCTGCAATGAGGTTTGATCCAGTTAGATTTGGCAGGGCAGATCCATGACAGAGTTTCCATCACAAGGGCGTAATCCCGAAAGTGATCCCGCTTCAGCAAGGGCTCATGATGCGAGATCCGGTTGCGCAGGGTGGCGATCTGGGCAACCGCCGCTGCCAGACTCTTGCGCCCCCTGCCTTGCGGCAGTCCGGGGAAGGCTGACTGTATATGTTTGCTCCAGAAGGCAGGGTTATATCGAGGTTGCAGCATCCCGACCCAGAATCCAAAGGATAGACCAGCAACGATTTGACCGTTCGTCAGCGCCAGCTTGCGGTTGGTGATCCGCCGCTTGACCAGTTCAAGATCATTCGCGCGGTCCTGATCCAGCATTTGCGTGAAGCGTTCTGCATTCCACCAGGCTTGGCCAAATTCCTTGCAAAGCGCGCGGTTGATCGCATTGCGCAGTGCAACCTCAACCGCCTGGATGGGGAGATGGAACGCATCGCCGATCCGCGCATTCCAGAGATACAGCGCCAAAGCCTTCGACCGGTTATGCCCTGCAGCATAGAGATAGGTCCGCATTCTCTCTTCAGAGAGCGCCGCCTCAATCTCGCCGAACCACGCGTCAACCGGTTGTTGATCATTCATATGTACGAAGCTATTGAACTGTTGTGAGCCGAGGTTGTCACTGAATCAAACGGCCTTGGACTGATAGAGCCCCCGGACAGCCGCAAGGCCCTCCGGGGGTTTCGTTTTTGCGGCAGAGTTGCATTATTTCCAAGGGTTCTCATGGGGTTATTCCCTAAGAACCGCCTGCCTTTTCGAACTGAACAGACTCCAAGAAACCGAAAGGCCTTCCATGTCCTTCCTGCAAACGCTGGCTGCCGCCTTTAAGGGCGGGGCGGGTTCGCGCGTGCCTTTGACGCGCAGTTTTGTTTCGCCCTGGTTCCATGCCGAAGGATCCGCGCGGGCGCCGTTTGACTATGTCCGCGCGGTCAAGCGGGGCTATGTCGACAATCCGGTGGCGCAGCGCGCGGTGCGGCTGGTAGCCGAGGGGATCGGCGGCGCGCCGCTGGCCCCCACGCACCCCCGGCTGGCCGCACTGGTCAGCGCCACCAGCGCGGGGCAATCGCTGCTGGAGACCTTGGCCAGCCAGTTGCTGCTTCACGGCAATGCCTATGTCCAGGTGATCAAGGACGGCGCGGGCCAGCCGGTCGAGCTGTTCGCCCTGCGGCCCGAGCGGGTCAGCGTCATCGCCGGGGCGGACGGCTGGCCCAGCGCCTATGGCTACAAGGTGGGCGAGACGGCCCTGACCATCCCGCTGCTGGACGAGCATGCCTCGCCCAACCTGATCCACATCCGCTATTTCCACCCGGCGGACGATCATTACGGCGCGGGCTGCCTGGCTGCTGCGGAAGAGGCCGTTCTGACCCACAATGCCGCTGCAGCCTGGAACCGGCAATTGCTGGAAAACGCGGCGCGGCCATCGGGCGCGCTGGTCTATGATCCGGGCGACGGGGCCAGCCTGTCCGCCGATCAGTTCGACCGGCTGCGGCAGGAACTGGCCCAGGCCTATGCGGGGCACGCCAATGCCGGGCGGCCCATGCTGCTGGAAGGCGGGCTGAAGTGGCAGCCGCTCAGCCTGTCGCCCGCCGACATGGACTTTGCCGCGCTGAAGGCCGCCGCCGCGCGCGACATTGCCCTGGCCTTCGGCGTGCCGCCGATGCTGCTCGGCCTGCCCGGCGATGCAACCTATGCCAATTACCGCGAGGCCAACCGCGCGTTGTGGCGGCTGACCCTGCTGCCGCTCGCCAGCAAGCTGCTCGGCGCGCTGGGCGAAGGGCTGGAAACCTGGTTTCCGGGCGAGAAGCTGGCCATCGACCTCGACCGGATTCCCGCCCTGACCGAAGACCGCGAACGGCTGTGGGCGCAGGTCGGCACGGCCAGCTTCCTCAGCGATGCGGAAAAGCGCGCGATGCTCGGCTTGAATCCTGAGATGGAAGGAACAAATCATGAACCGCGATGAAATGGTCGCCCGCCTCGTCGCCCAGGCTGAGGATCAGGGCGCCGAACTGGTCACCCTGCGCGCGATCATCGAAGAGGCCAGCGAGCTGGGCGCCGAACGCGTGCTAAGCCGCATGGGCCTCGCCGATCCTTCGGCCCAGATCGACCTGTCCGAACTGCGGCAGCTGCTCCAGGCCTGGCGCGATGCCAAGTCGAGCGCGTGGAAAGCGGCGCTGACCTGGCTGGTGCGCGGGGCGCTGGTCCTGCTGCTGCTCGGCATTGCCTTTCGCACCGGCGCGACCGGGCTGCTGAAATGAGGCTGGCCGGATATGCCGCCCTGTTCGGCAAGCGCGACGCCGGACGCGACGCGATCCAGCCCGGCGCTTTTGCCCGGACCCTGGCCGAGCGCAGCGAACCGCTCCCCCTGTTGTGGCAGCACCGCCCCGATCTGCGGATCGGCTGGGTCCAGGCCGCTGCGGAGGACCGGCGCGGGCTGCGGGTGATTGCCGTGCTGGACAATCCGCTGGGCGGCGCCGCTGCGGCGCTGAAGCGTGGGGCCGTTTCGGGCCTGTCGTTCGGCTACCGCGCCCGCGCCTTCACGCTGGCCCCCCAGGGCCGCGACCTGACCGAGATCGACCTGTTCGAAGTCAGCCTGGTCACCCACCCGATGCAGCACTCCGCGCGCGTGCATCTGGTTGCCTAGTTCCTCCCCCCAACCCTCCCGTCCCTCCCCCTGGGGGGAGGAAACCCAAGAAGAAAGGCCCATCCATGGATATTGAACAGACCCCCGATCCGCTTGAAACCTCGTTCGATCTGGTCGCCCGCCAGGACGCCGCCGAACAGGCCCTGTCGGTCCTGCGCAGCGATGTCGATGAAGTGAAGTCGCGCCTCGACAAGGTCGGCCGCGCTGCCCTGCGCCCTGCCCTGTCCGGCAGCGAAGGGCAGAGCCTGGAGCTGAAAGGCTTCGTCGATGGCTATCTGCGCCATGGCCGCGAAACCGAACTGAAATCGGTGAACGGCGCGGTGCCCGCGGACGGCGGCTTTGCCGTCCCGCGCGAAATCGACGCCATGATTACCGCTCAGCTGAAGGCAATCAGCCCGATCCGCGCGATTGCACAGGTCGTGCAGGTCGGAACCTCTGGCTATCGCAAGCTGGTTTCGTCGAGCGGAACCACCTCTGGCTGGGTCAGCGAAACGGCGGCGCGGCCCGAAACCGGCACGGCCAAGTTCAACGAAATCGCCCCGCCGATGGGTGAGCTTTACGCCAATCCGGCGGCGAGCCAGGCCATGCTGGACGACGCGGCCTTCAACCTTGAGGAATGGCTGGCAGGTGAAATCGCCACCGAGTTTGCCAAGGCCGAAGGCGCGGCCTTCATCAACGGCACCGGCACCAGCCAGCCGCGCGGCTTCCTGAATGCGCCGACCAGCACGGCGGGCGATGCCGCGCGTCCGTTCGGTACGCTGCAACACTCGGTCACCGGCAATGCCACGACGTTCGACGCGTCGCCCGAACTGAAGCTGATCGACATGGTCCACTCGTTGAAGGCAGCACACCGCCAGGGCGCGGTCTTCGTGATGAATTCGAAGACCCTGGCCACGGTGCGCAAGTTCAAGGCCGCCGATGGCTCGTTCCTGTGGCAGCCGGGGATCATGGACGGCCAGCCGGCGCGTCTGCTGGGCTATCCGGTGATCGAGGCAGAGGACATGCCGGACGTTGCCGCCAATGCCTGCCCGATCGCCTTCGGCAATTTCCGCAACGGCTATCTGATTGCCGAGCGCCGCGCGACCACGATCCTGCGCGATCCCTTCACCAACAAGCCGTTCGTGAACTTCTACGCGACCAAGCGCGTGGGCGGCCAGGTGCTGGATAGCGACGCGATCAAGCTGCTGCGCGTCTCTGCCTGATCCAGTCCGGGGCCGGTCTGAACCGCCGGCCCCGTTCCTTTTGCTGAAACTAACAGGGAGACCGCCATGAAGCGGGCTATCGTCACGCCTGCCGCGCTTGCGCCCGCGGCCCTGGCCGAACTGAAGGACTGGCTGGGCATCACCACACCTGCGGATGATGCGCAGCTGGTCGCGCTGCTGCGCACGGCGCTGGACCTGTGCGAAGGCTTCACCGGCCTGATGCCCTTGCAGCAAGGGTGCGAAGAGGTGCTGCCGGTCCTGCCGGGCTGGCAAGGGCTGGCGGCGCGGCCCGTCCAGGCCATCACCGCCGTGCAGGGCATTCCGGCGGAGGGCGCGCGCTTTGCCCTGCCGCTGGCCAGCTATGCCCTGGACCTTGACGCCGATGGCGCGGGCCGGGTGCGGATCGTCAATCCCGGCGCGGCGGGACGCATCGCGGTGCAATTCACCGCAGGCATGGCGCGCGAATGGGCCGATCTGCCCGAGGCGCTGCGCCACGGCGTGATCCGCATGGCCGCCTTCCACTATCGCCAGCGCGAGGCCGAAACTGCGCCTGCCGCGCCGCCCGCCGCCATCGCCGCGCTGTGGCGGCCCTGGCGGCAAGTGCGACTGGCATGAGCCTGCCCGCCTTTGACGCCCTGGCCGAACGCCTGGTGGCCCAGGCGCGGCGGCTGGGCGAAGCGGCAGCGCAAAGGCGGCGCGATCCGTTGCGCGCCTGGCGCGACGCGCGGCTGGTCTGGCCGCTGTTCAACAAGGACTAACCGCCATGGAAATCCCGTTTCGCGCCGCGCTGATCGCGTGGCTTCGCGCTGACCCGCAGCTGGCGGCGCAGCTCAACGCCGTGACCGAGGAAGCGCCGGGCCGCACCGCCCTGCCCTGGCTCGCACTCGCCGCCAGCGGCAGCACCGACTGGAGCGCCAAGGACCGCGCGGGGCGCGAAGTGCGCGTCGCGCTGGAACTGCACTGCCGGGGCGACCAGCCGGGCAGCGCGGCCAGCCTGATCGGTGCCATCGAAAGCCGGATCGCCGCCCTGCCCGCCGCGCAGCAAGGCTTTCAGGTCGTGACCAGCCAGTTCCTGCGCGCCCGCGCCGAACAGCGCGGCGGCAACACCCGCGCGATCCTGATCGAATACCGTTTCCGCCTGCTGGCGGACTGACCAAAGGAGCAAGACCCATGACAGCCCAGAAAGGCAGCGCCTTCCTGCTCAAGATCTCGAACGGAGCCAGCCCTGCCGTCTATCAGACCGTGGCCGGCCTGCGCACCACCCAGATGTCGATTGCCGGCGATCCGGTGGTCATCACCAGCAAGCAGAGCGGCGGCTGGCGCGAAATGCTCTCCGGCGCCGGGGTGCGCTCCGTCTCGGTCAGCGCGGCGGGCATTTTCCTGGGCAGCGCGGCAGAGGCACAGGTCCGCGCCAATGCGATGAACGGCACGCTCGACGATTACGAATTGAGCTTTGAAGACGGTGAAAAGCTGCGCGGCCGGTTCCTGGTGCAGAAGCTGGATTATTCCGGCGATTTCAACGGTGAGCGCAATTACACCTTGCAGCTGGAAAGCTCGGGCGCGGTGACCAGCGCATGAGCCAGCCCAACCCCTATCGCGGCGAAACCAGCCTGACCCTTGCGGGCGAAAGCCGCCTGCTGCGCCCCACCTTCGCCGCGCTGGTCGCTGCCGAGGAGGAGCTGGGGCCGCTGTTCGCCCTGGTGGAGCGCGCCGGGGCAGGCCAGCTCCGCCTGGCCGAACTGACCGCGCTGTTCTGGCATTGCCTGGAAAGCCGCGACGGCCTGTCCCGCGAGGCTGTGGGCGATGCGGTCATCGCCATGGGCCTGGCCGAAGCGAGCAAGCCCCTGCGCGTCCTGCTCGGCCAGATCCTGCAAGGCCAGGTCGCTCCGTCCAGCTCATGACCGGGCACTTCGGACCTGGCGCCGCGCGCCTGTCCGGCCTTGCCGCGCAGCTGCTGGGCTGGCGTCCGGGCGAGTTCTGGAGTGCTACCCCGGCGGAACTCGCCGCCGTGCTTTCGCCCCTCGCCCCGCAGGGCGCGGGAATGGACCGGGCTGACCTCAACCGCATGATGGAGCGTGAAACATGACCGACGCGGTCGATAGCCTGCTGATTGATGTCCGGGCAAATACCCAGGGCTTTGCCGCCGACATTGCCGCCATGCGCGGCACCTTCGATACCGGCCTGCTCGGCGGTTTCGAGCGGGCCGGCACCGTGCTGGAACGGGGGCTGCTGGCCGCCATCCGCAAGGGCAGCCTGGGGTTTGAAGACCTTGGCCGGATTGCGATGAAAGTGATCGAACAGATCGCCGCGCAATCGCTCCAGACGCTGTTTTCAGCGGTGGGACTGGGCGGCAACACGGGCGCTGGCGGCCTGATCAGCGGGCTGGTCGGATCACTACTGGGCCTGCCGGGGCGCGCCACGGGGGGGCCTGTTGCGCCTGGGCGCGGCTATGTCGTGAGCGAACGCGGACCGGAGCTGTTCGTGCCGACCAGCGCGGGCCGGATCGAGACCGCTCTGCCCGGCGGAGCCCGCGATGTCCGGGTCAATATCACCATCGCCGCGCCAGCCGGCGTGAGCGCGCCACAAGCCTTGCAGCGATCGAGCCGCCAGGTGGCCGGTGCCGTGCGCCGCGCGCTCAGCGAATTCTGACCCGAAAGGAACGCACATGGCCTTCTGGCTTGCCGCCCGCCGCGATGGGCAGGACGGGGACTGGATCCAGCGGTTCGATCCCCGGTTCTGGACTGTCAACTTCCCGCGCCCGATGATGGCGGCGCTGACCTGCCCCGCCCCGGACGCCTTGCGCGTCGATGCCCTGTTCATGCGCGAAGGAGATCTGGCCGGGGTGATCTGGGACAGCGCCGACACGCTGGACCATCCGCTGCTGCGCTATGCCACCAACCGCGACTATGCCCACACCCGGCTTCGCTTTCGCTGGCGTTCGGCGGGCGTCATCGCGCTCGACGCGGTCCACGGCCCGACCCTGACGATCGAAGGGCGGGACAGCGCGGGCAATGCCCGCACCTGGTACGTGCGGCTGTGGAACTATGCCCAGGGCAGCGCGACCGATGCCACGATCACGCTGGACTTTTCGAACCTGGCGGGCGGTTTCATCCTGCCCGCCGAAGCGCAGCCGGTTTACCCCCACAGCATCGACCGCATGTTCATCTCGCTGGTCGCGCCGGGCTATGTCCCCGGCAGCACCAGGCCGCTCTCCGCCCCGGCGAGCGGCTGGGCAGAGCTGAGCGCGATCCGCTGCGAAGGCCATCATGCCATGCTGGAAATCGGCGACGTGATCGTCCCGCCGCACGGGCTGGCCATGGCGACCGCCTATGACGATTGCACCAACCAGACGCCCCAGCGCCTGATCCGCAATGCGCGCCAGCTCGGCTATCGCGGCAGCCTGCTGCACTATGTCGGAATGAGCCACTTCATGCGCCTGACCGCGGGGGGCGGGGGCTTTGAAGTTGCCCGGACGGGCGAGCCGCTCTGCACTCCGGCGCTCACCTGGCACCGTGCGTTCCTGGTCGCCGCGCGCGATGCGGGCTTTTCGCCGATTTTCTCGCTGTCTTACGAATTGCTTGCCCAGTATTGCCCGCCCGCCTGGCAGCAAAAGGCCGCGAATGGCGAGGCGGGGCGGACCGGGTGGGACCCGCCCTCCGCGCTGCTCAGCCCTGCGAATGGTGAGGCTATGGCCTGGCTTCAGTCCGTGGCGCGCAGCCTTGTTATCCTGATGCGCGAAGCCGGACTGCCGGTGCGGTTCCAGATTGGCGAGCCATGGTGGTGGATCACCCAGGACGCCCGCCCCTGCATCTATGACGATGCGGCCAGGGCCGCGCTGGGCGGCAACCTGGTGTCCATTCCCGACCTGCGCCAGCCGCTGGATGCCGCGCAAAAGGCGCTGCTTGATCAAGCCGGTGCGCTGCTGGCCAGTTCGACCCATGCCTTGCGCGATGCGGTCCGCGCTGCTGCCGCGCCAGCCCCGTGCGAAGTGCTGCTGCTGGCCTTCCTGCCCGGTCTGCTCGATCCCGCCACGCCGGAACTGCGCCGCGCCAACCTGCCGCTGGGCTGGGCGGCCCCCGCCTTCGACCGGTTGCAGGTGGAAGACTACGACTGGCTGACCGGCGGCGCCGAGGCCAAGCGCCGCAGCGCCTATGACCTGGTCTTCGCCCGCCTGCGCTATGCCCCGGCGGAGACGGACTACCTCGCCGGGTTCGTGCTCAACGCCGTGGACCGCGAGCAGTGGCGGCGGATCGATGCCGGGATCGACGAGGCCAGCGAACGCGGTTGCCACGAACGCTTTGTCTGGGCCCTGCCGCAAGTCTGCCGCGACGGTTACGTCCGCCTGCCCCCTTCTGCCGACGAGGATGCCATGCTGCCATTTGACGACGTGCTCTATCCGCTCGACCTGGGTCGCAACGCCTCGGTCATTCCGGAATTTTCGACCAGCGTATCGGTAACGGCCTCGGGCTTTGAACGGCGCAGCAGCCTGTGGTCGGACGCGCGGCTGCGGTTCGACATCGGACCCGGGGTGCGCTCGGAAAGCGACCTTGGCGTCCTCCTGTCCTTCTTCCGCGCGCGGCGCGGCGCGGCGCGCGGATTCCGCCTGCGCGATCCTTCGGACTTCAGCTCCAACGGCATGACCGGCGCGCCCACGGCCAGCGATCAATTGCTGGGGACCGGCGACGGGCTGCGCGCGAGCTTCCCGCTGGTCAAGCGCTATGGCTCCGGCGAGGCGGAGCAGGTGCGGCGCATCACCCGTCCACGCAGCGGAACGCTGCTGGTCAGCGTCAACGGCATCACCACCACCGCCTTCACGCTGGAACCGGGCGGGATGATCCGGCTCCATTCCGCGCCCGCCGCCGGACAGCAGGTCCGCGCCGGATTCCTGTTCGACGTGCCGGTCCGCTTTGCCGAGGATCAGCTGCAACTGTCCGGAGTAACCTTTGCCGCCGGGGAAGCGCCCAGCGTGCCGGTGATCGAAATCCGCGAGGCCTCGGCATGAGCCGGGTCTGGTTCAGTCAGCCGCTGGAAACGGTCGCCACCTTCTGGCGGGTTGAGCGGCGCGACGGCGTGGCGCTGGGCTTTTCCACCCATGACCGCGACCTGTGGTTCGATGGCCTGCTCCACCGCTCTGCCCCCGGCATGGTGCCATCGGCCATCCGCCGCTCGGCCGACCTGGAACCGGACAGCGCCGAAGTGGAAGGGGCGCTCAGCCACGATTCCATCGCCGCCGCCGACCTGGCCCTGGGCCGTTATGACGGTGCGCGGGTGACGATCGGCCTGGTCGATTGGGAGAACCTGGAGCGGCACGCCGTCTATCGCGGCACCATCGGCAAAGTGACCGAGGAAGCGAACGGCTTTTCCGCCGCGCTGGAAAGCCGCAAACTGGAGCTTCAGCGCGATCCCGTCCCCCGCACCAGCCCCGGCTGCCGCGCCGCCTTTTGCGGCCCCGGCTGCACGCTGTCCGCCGCGCGCTTCAGCCACGAAGGCAGCGTGGTTGGCTTCGATCCGGCCAGCGGGCTGCTATCCGTGTCTACCGGAGCAGCACTCTCCACCTTGAGCGGCGGCATGCTGCGCTGGCTGGACGGACCCTATGCGGGCCAGCGGATGGAGATTCTGGGCCAGCAAGACGGCGCGATCATGCTCGACACCCCGCTTGATCATGCGCCGCCGGGCGGCACGCGGATCGTGCTGCGCGAAGGCTGCGACCGCACCCTGGCCACCTGCGCCAGCCGGTTTGGCAATGCGGTCAACTTCCAGGGCGAGCCACACTTGCCGGGCAACGACCTGATCACCCGCTATGCCTCGCCCGGCGGATGACCGG